ATCCTGAAGTGTACGGTTACCGACAGACCTGATATAGTTGTGTAGTCTGGTATCAAGATTGTTCAGCAACAATAACAGGTCGGCCAGTTCTTGACTGACGAGAGCCTCCAAAGGGGCGTGTTCCTCGGCTTGATTTTGAATTTCCATTGATGTTAGCATTTTGATCAATAAAAAAGAACGGCTTACTACCTGCTGCTAACATCATATACTGAGGTCGGCACGCCATTACAGCCATGCCACAGGGTAAACCGTTCATGTATGTTGTCCAGGCACAAAAAAAGCACCTTGTCGGTGCATTTTTCATGCACCTCAGTAAAAATGTTAGCACTGCAAATATGAGGATTATTTCGGGAAAAACAAAAGGCGACAGAGAACCTGTCGCCTTACTACTACTGGAGGCAAATCCCTATTTCAATAATTCTATCATTTTGAAAAAGTCGTCACCCGACATAATTTGAATATCAGCCTTGCCTTCCCTATTGTACTTTTCGGCCTTTAGGGTTTTTCCGCTTTTACCGACCGTAAGAACCGTAGGATTATTTTGTGTGCCGACTACCAATATAGTAGCCTCCCGTGTCAATGTATCCGCAAAATTACATCCAAGTTTCATAACCATATCTCGTAATTCGGCGCGAGGCCTATCCAAAATACCGGTAAATACTACTGTCTCTCCATACAAAGGACCATATGGATTACCGGTACCTTTACTTAGGCTTGCCCCACTGTGTTCACGAGGCTTCTCGCGTTTCGACCACTCGATAAGTTCAGCTGTTGAGAGACCGGTTTTCTCCGATGCCAATCGCAATAATTCGAGTGTCGCCCGTGCAGAAGAATATGACGACGGGATTCCCAATTCTTTACGCAGATTACCTAAACCATAACCGCTCTTGCTAAACTCCGTCCATACCCGCCGCACTATTTTTTCAGTATTCACATACTCTGCTTTGGGGAACGGTTTATTATACCTATCGCACATGGCTTTCAAGGCCAATATGTGGCATGGCATGTGATAAAATATCGTCTTACCAGATATGATGTGTTCTATATCATCATACAGGTCGATAAACGTCGGTGCGTTTTGTATATCATCGTCCGTTATAAGTAGCTGGTTAAACCAATAATAGTCATATACCGGCATTTCCGGATTGACCAATGTGTTCAAAATAGTTGCCGGCTGTCCGTTATCAATGCTTTCAATTTCAGCCTGAAACACAAGTTCCGGACAATAATCGGCATACTTGAAATTAAGAGCAATTATATCATTCATAAAATGCCGTTATTTTATTGTTTTCAATAAACCAGTATACATATTATTGATACTCGTTGGTAACGTAATGGTATAAGCTATTATATGGTTTAATAACTTCATTAATGCAATAGCGGTATCTTTATCGTCTACATCGAGCTGAATCTCTCCTGGGTGTACTGCTTTGTTCCCAACAAGCCTCACTAATTCTAATGCTTGAAATACAGAATCAGGCAGTTGTTTATCTGATATCAAATTACCTATTTTTTCTTTTAAGTTTCCAGATGTATGTCCTAAATGTACACATAATCGTTCTACAGACAATCTTAATAGTGCACAAGCAGCACGCGGTGATTGCATGTATATCGACATTGCCTCTTTATATAATTGTGCAACACATTCCGGCATATCTGCGTTCGGGATAGGTCCACTCATATTTTCAGAAGGATATAATAAATCACCACCTAATCCCCATAAAGATATGTTACCACACGCTTGACACCGTGCAACATTTGCTACTACATCATAAGCTTTACCAACCGGCAGATCTTTCTCAACAAAAAATACTTTACTCCATTCTTGGTGGGCATAGGCACCACAATGTAAGCATGTAAACGCCGGCGCGTAGAATTCTGGCTTTACATATTTAATTTCCATTCCTAAAATGGATTAACAAGTTTCTAAATACGCCACAAAAACTTTATCTATATAATCCTCGATGGCACTTCATATATTATCCCAGCGACACTTTCATCAACTCTGCCCCCAATCGGTGCAAAGCATTCTCGATTTCTTTTTTACGGGTGTCCGACGGGATTTTGTATCCGTTGATGTACTGTTGGAAAAGACTTGCGTTCAATCCGGCGCTTCGCGCTACCTGCCTAACATTCAACTCGGGGAAACGCGCAAACACATTTCCGACAGGATTGCCGCGGTCGTCATTATTTTCCACATCGAAAAAACCCTCGTAGGATAAATCTTCGTCAATGTCCGGCCAATGGATACCGAACGGCGACAGTGTATAGTTCTGCCTCTGCTCTTCAGTGGCATTGTACAGGCGAGGGAACAGGCGCACAGGTAGGCTTCCCTCGCGCCCGTCGGCGGTGAGAATGAAAATCCGGTCATTCTCGAACCAAACTTTCTGTGCTTTCATAACTCTATTTGTTAAAGTATTCCGTCCAATAATTCTTGATGACTTCGCGGTTCTCCTCGATAGCCATTAATGCCTGCCTTATTTCTCGCGGTTTCAATCCATAATTCTCAATCAATGCGATTTCAGGAAACACGCTGAATTTCGCCTCCGCATCTCCTGCTGACACATGCACGTGGATAGGTTCATGGTCATTCGAGTAGAAAAAGAACTTCAATCCTAGGTAGTAAAATAGTACAGGCATTTTCTATGCGATATTTGATTACAACACAAATATAGGTATTATTTTTAATACCCACAAGAATAACGGAAAATAATTCTCGGATATTGCTACCTGAACGTGACTTCTACGGAATACCCGTTCCAGCCGCCGAATATGTTGTACTCCGGTACGACCTCGACTGCGGCCAACGACAGCCTTTTCAGGTCTGGATTATCGAAACTCCCGGCATCGCGCTCCAGCTTGGTCAATACCTCATCGGCCACTTCTGCCAATGCCTCGAACTGCCCGTCCTCTCGGACATCGGTACGGTCTGCCCCCAGGCTTTTCTCGATAATGAAAAACGCCGTCGATATGCTTTCCGTATATGTGTCCGAATTGCCGTTCTGCGACAACTCCGGCCGCGCGACGAGTACCTGTATTCCTGCGGCATTGATCAGCCTCAATACGGCCTGTTTTTCATCAGTAACGCACAACGGAACTATGCCGGACTTTTCCAGCCGGAACCCGCGTACATAACGGGTAACGTCAATGAGACTTTGAAGTCTTCTCATATCGCTTATTTTCTTTGTAATTGTGCCACATAATCAGGAATACGGAAAATAGCGGTTCTTCATCTACTCGCTCGGTATTGCCGACAATTTGGTCTTTTGCAATCTGAATCAGCAAGTCTGTCCATGTCTGAGCCGGTACGCCGGAATGCGGTTTGTCATTGTCAGCCGCAAACAGTGCGGCCATATCTATCGTTTCCCCGTCGATTTCAACGCTTCCGGTTTGCAGATAATTGATGCATGCGGCCAGCCACATCATGATTAGACTTTTTTGCCAATCAGCAATATGGGCAGCCCGCCGCACGTCTCTGGTGAACGAGCCGTTCTCTACTGACCGGACTTTCCGGCCTGCACGGTTCGGTATCCGGCATGGCCGCCGGTATAAGAACGCAATACATTCATGTAAATCGGCTATCCGGTTGTCTTTGAAAAAACGGTTCAAAGCTGTCGCCGCATGTCGAAATTCACCGAACGTAAGGTTCTGGAGCAAGTCGTCCGGCCCCGCCAAGCGCCGTCGGAACAGCCCTGTCCGGACATTTGGTAAAGGATTAGCCGTACTATCGAAACTTAACTGCGGGGAACGTCCCTCGGCGGTTTCGGCAAACATGAAGCCAAAACAATTTTCACAAAGGACGTACATGTTCGCGTTTCGGTTCTCGGCCGTCGATGGACTAATCCTGTCGAGCATAACACTTCGCCATGACCGCCGTATATCGAGCAAATAGTACAAAACACGTATGTTAAACTCCAGAGGCGACCGTTGGGCATTCATACACCGATAGTACAGCCGGAAGATGTGACGAACTTGCGCCGGCGTCATCTCCGACCAAGCGGAGGGAAAAGAACGTACAATGCCCCGTTCCGGTATCTCAATCGTGTTCATGCCGTAAAGAATTTGTTCCGCTTGTCGTTATCAGGCAACAACGGGTAATGCTCGTATGGGTGTTCTTCCTGGTTTATCGCCGTTATCATATCCTGCAATGCGTCTGCCGCCTGTCGCTGGAGGGATTTAACGAACCATTCCATTTCTGCGGTCGTAGCTGCCATACTCTCCCTGTTACCTTGATAGGACGGTGCAAACCGTCTCGCTATGGCTTGCGGAAACACTTCGAGCGACCACCGTTCTACGGCTGTCACCATAGCCAACAGAATGACGTAACGCTGGGCTAATCGAAGTACCGCACGGTTTTCGCCCGATACGATAGTGTTCCAGCGTTCTTTTAACACAGGCCGCAGCTTTGCTTCCTGCATCTCCACAATCAGCGGCAACAACATGAAATAGGTGTAATAGGAATGGTCGATAGGATATACCCTCTCGAAATCGGTCATGCCATGTACTATGGCTTCCTGTACTGCCTCATGCAGCGGCGAAGCCGTCCATTCCGGAACATCGTTATCCTCCAGAAAATCATACAGCGCATCGAGTGAACGGTAATATTTTTCCTGTAATGCCCGGTCATCGCGGTCAAACATCCATTCCCACGGCACTTTTTCGTCGTCGCCGACCTTCAGCTTCAGACCGCTGTCCTCGTGCGACACGATATTTTGCTGAAAATACCGGCGCATGGCAAGACATGCGACCGGGAGACGGATCATCCTTACGAGTATATCGTCCAATGATGTTCCGGTCGGGGAATACATTTCAGAGCTATAATACTGCTCCGCCCGCTTCATAAGTGCCGTACCGATAGTACGCGCAACCTCTGCGGTGGCCGCCTCTGTTTCGACTGCGATATTCTCGTAGCGGTTAGCCGCATAAAAAGTACCTGTTAGGTCGTGAAGCTCGGCCGAGCCTTGACCATCTTTATTAAACAATGCCATATCGGTTATTGATTACGGGTTCTGTCGGCCGCCGACAGCGATTCTTCTGTTCTCAATGTTTGATGATAAAATCCCAACCGCAGGTTCTTGCCGGGAAAATTGAAAGCGATAGCCTGGTTTATCGGGCCGAGTATCGCATCGGACGCAATTTCCGTATCGGAAAGCAGGTAGAGTTTGAAAGCATAGAGCAGTTCGGAACCGGAAGCAAGTTTGCCGTTTATCATGACATTAGAAAGCGACGGATGCAACCCCATTCCGGAAGTAATGGCCGAAGTAGAGGCTTCCCCGATTTTCAATTGCGAATCGACGAAATCTTTTATTTTTTGGTCAATAGCCTCTATTTTCCATTGGCAGGTGTTTCCATTGTCATCGACAATATCAGTCGTATGGACGAACTTCCCGGCATTCTCCTTGCCGGATAGCACTTCTGTAAAAGTTTGAAGAAAATTGACTGTCAGGTCGGCAATCTCTTCCTCGACACGGGCATCGTCCCAATCGGGATGTGCCAGCCGCAGCACATTTCGTTTCTGATTCCAATACTCTTCAGGCGAATGGATATGGTAAGCAAGATTCAGCCCGTTGTCTGTCACGTATTTGAAAATAGTCGGTATCTCGGAGCCGCGGATAATCCAGCGCAATGCTCCCCAATATTGCGGCACGGCATAGAAATCGCGGCCGAACGAATATGTATAGTTGTAGGCGGCAGAACAAGCAAAGCGGGCAGGATTTTTGCGATCATATACAGGGTATGAACGTATGCCGGTGCCCGTACAACTATTCTCGAAATCGCCTACCAAGATGTGTTTCACGTCGGCGATATTCCGGCTATCCGTCCATTCGAGACGGGCATTTTTCGCCGGAATATGTTCCAAACGAGCAATCCGTGCCGGTCGTCCTATCCTGTACCCCCGCTCCAGGTATTTTGCATCGAAAAACCCTTTCAGATACAGGTAATCCGTCATTGCGCCTTTGATATAAGCGACGTAATCCCAATCGGCCAGCCACGCCTCTATATCGGCATCGGACTGCCATATGCGCCGGATTTCGCCATTCTCGAACGATATTTGATTTAAGAAGGCGCCCTGCCCGAATAGCAAGCCCATTTGCCGTTCGATAATGCCGGGCGCCAGATTATTATCGCTTACGACATCGCGCATCTGCTCGGGCAATCTGTTGTCCATGCCGTATGGTACGATACGGAACCCACCGATTGTTTGCGGCATGTACTCCCAATTTCGCATAGGTATTCGCCACAGCATACTGTCGAGGTCGCCGCCGACATGGTTGGACAGTGTATAAACCCGACCGTCGGCCATGTGTAGCGCATAGGAGTGTTTCGATATTCTTTCGATTTTGCTCATCGCAGAGTAACTTTTTGTCCATTAAACACCATAAGAAGTGGCTGGTAGAACCGACGGCACTGCATGGTGTCGAGGTCGATGTATGTTTCCACAATATCGGCATGCCGGTGATGCTCCGTCCGTTCGCGTTTCATCAGGCGTGCCCGTCGGACATTCACAACGCCTTCACTGCTCTGTTTTGTGGAATTGTAAGACATAAATGTGAAACTGAAATCTCCGCCCGATTTCGATATTGCCCGCATTTCCCTAAGTGCTTTATACAAGTCCATGCCCAAAATTACCTACCGTATGATTTGCAGAAAGGACAGTTACCGCTACATGGAAATTTTCGAGAGGAAAAGCCGATAATTATATCAAAAAAGCCGATTTACATTTGTTTGTACGGTATTAAGTTCGTATATTTGTCTATCAATCAAGTCATAGGGGGGGCGAATTGAAAAATTCGCGCCCCCTATGACGTTCCGATCCCCGTCCCACCCTGTCGCGTATTTGCGACCGCACACATCTACAAAAGGTGATATATGACGGCACAAGGATTTGCATAAATCTCAACATACTGTCGGACAATATACTACCTTCGCAATACGTTGAATACTCAAAATCCCACCAACAACACAGGCATTGCGTTAGCAATACCGATTTATCCTTTGCCACGCCTGCTTGACACGGGTGGGCAAAGTAAGACGACAAGCATCGACGCGGTTTTTGACCGAACTACTTTTAAAAATAGTCCGGTCAAAAAAATGCCCCGATCATCGGGGCATTAGTGAAGATACCGCTTTTGACCGCGCACAAAAAAGCCTCACCAAATGGTGAGGCGAATAGAGGCCGGCAAAGCTGTAATTCTAAAACGACACTGGAGTGACGTGCCGACCACTATTATTTAAAATCATCGGCAGTCCGGCGGATGCGGTCGGAAAGGTCATATAGAGCCCCCCGAAACAGTTCCTTTTCTTCATCAGTAAATCCCCCGACATTGCCGTTACCGTCTGTTTCGTTCAATTTATTGTAAATCCATGAAGCAGATTTGCCGAAATATCGTTTTGCAATCTTAGACCACGTGACATCTAAGGCAATATCGGCTAATTGCTGTTTGGTTGAACGTCTTGCATTAATCACCGTTTCCATAGTGTTATTTGTTTTGTGAGGATTGCCCGTTAATGGGCAATCCTCGATTCGTCACTTTCCAAAAGTTTTTCAAACAATTCTCGTACCCACAATTCGAGTTCCCAGGAATAATTGTGTTTCGAGTTTCGAAGATTGCGAACCGCTTCGATTAACTCTTTTTCTTTTTCGGTCACTTCCATATCCGTTTGTCTTAGAATTACAATGCAAATATACTGTGAAATATCACAGTATCCAAATTTTCAGCGAATTATTTTCATCAATAAACAAAAAAATGCCGCACCATTTAATGATGCGGCATCTATCATAATTCATTCAACAGGTCACAATCTACTGAAGTATGGGTATGTATTTCCGGTTCCGGTTTCGTGATTTCATCACCAGCCTGCGGGAAAAAAACGTCATTTTCAGAGAATAGGAAACATAACGGAAAGAATTCATATTCCTGCATATCTTCGCTATCATTGGAGGCATCAACATTTGCCGGTATATTCTCGTTATCCGGCATGATCGCCCCTTTTCGCGGTTGTCCCCAGATAACAGTAGCTTTCGCGCCTTTCTTAATTGTAGCCCCTTGCGCTTTCCACTCCTTAAAAGTCTCGTAACGGAGTTCCGCACCGTTGTTGTAAACATAGCGGAGCAATATATAATTGATTGTGCGCGTACTCCAAAACTCCACTTCTGCCGGAGTTTTCGCACTGTTAATAAACTGTGCGCGTAGTTTCTTGGCCGTTATACTCAATTCTATGAGTTTCGTGCGTTTCGCTTGTAACTTCTCGTTGCTTTTTCTATCTTTGCGTTGCATTGGGTTAATTTTTTAATTTTCCGACAATTAGAAAGTTAATCAAAGGGGACGGCTGGCGGAGCCGCCCCCATTTTATTACTCGACAATTTCTGCTTGTAACTTGTCTGCAGTTTCTTTCATTTTTGCAATGAGGACGCCGAGTATTTCAATGATAAGCACTCTATTAGTAATAGATAATACTTCTTCGTCCCTATAGGAATTTGGCGCAAATATTTGCAGGCGAAAAATGTCGCGCGTGTTTGTAAAATCCTCTGCTGTTTCGTTTGCGTCTTCAACCGCGGCGATCAGCGTTTGCAAATGCGCTATTTGTGTGTTGAATTTTTCGAATCGCGTGGTTAGCTGTTGTTTCTGCTTGTAATACGCGATGCGTTCTTCGATGTTTTGCGGCTCTTTTTTCGCCGCGGTCACCTGCTTTTCCAGTTCAACAATACGCGCCTGTAATTTACGCACCTGCTGTTCGTTCGGCTCCGAAGTAAGTGCATCAGGCTTGGCCGAGGCATTTGCCGGAATGTTTTCCGCGCTGGTCTTAGCATTGTCTACCGTCTGCATTTTCTGTTCTGTTTTCATAGTGCTAAAATTTTAATTTGTTGCCGGGAATCCCCCCGACTGGGTTTGTTTGCAGTCACTCACCACTATCGGACTGCCGAGTGAGTAACCTTTATTTTGTTACGGCCGATTGCCGTAATCTATAAAATCGACCTGTTTGGCAACCTTTATCAGCATTTCAAAGAACTGTGGACTATCGTCCAGCCTCGTTTCGTGAACCTTTACGATACAGATGTACAACGCCGATTTTACAATAGACACAGGGCGCAGCACCTAAGAACCGGGACAAGGGTTCCGGCCGTTTTTTCTGAAAAAAATTCTTCAGAGTGCCGAAGGCAATTTTTTTCACCGAAGGGTGAAAAAACGCCCGGGTTCATTGAACCGGTGGAAAACGGCGTTGTTCTTTCGTATCGGAATAGGTCACCGAATAGAGGCGACAAGATTCCACAGTGAAATGCGATAAAGGAAACCAGAAAGAACGATGGAGAGTACGGCGATAAAAAGGCCGTAAAATAAAATGTTCCGACCTGTTGTGGTCGGAACACCTTTGTAAAATACGCCCATAAGGGCACCTATTATTTTCTGAATATAGGGTCCATAACTACTCCTTGAGCCGGATTACCTTTGACGATTGCCCGCCATTCTTTTCGCATCAACAAATACTTGAACGAATCGGACGGATTTGTAGATTTTACCGGTAACTGCTCAATAGGCAGTTTCTCAGACTTTTTGTCCTTGTAAACAATCCCGTTTTTTACCGTCGTCCGAGCATTTTCCAACGACAGCTTCAGATATTTTGCCGCATATGCGTCGATGAGCAACAGAGGTAGCCGGGGATTCTGCCCACTCATGAATATCTGCATGAAGTTATATTCCTCGGATTGCCGGATAGTACCTTGCCCCACGGACATCATGATAACGCGCCACCCCGTCCGGCACCCGTTCTCATCCGTTTCAATGGCCTTTTTGAGTTGGCCAGCCTGGTCAAGGCCGACTTTCTTATATGAGTTCCCGGCGCGGTCATAGTACAGGTAGAGCGTCTTGTTGTTCATCGGCTCGAAATATTCGCGAAACTTGCGGCCAAGGTCGGCGATAAATTGGGGGGCAAGGGTGTACAGAAACTTCAGTATCCGGATATAGGCACGGCTGTTCTGTGTGCTTTCTTGCGCAATCGTCATCGAACACATATTACCGAAGTCCACACCGAGCTGGATCGGCTTGTCATAGTGCAGATATTTCAGTACGCGACAATCTTCATGTTCACGCATACCGAAACGGTCGTAAGCGTCTTCATCAATACCGTCGTAATAAAAATGATGTTCCGAAAGCGATGAGTAGAAACGGTTGCCACTCTCCAATTTGGGACGACAGGACAGAATGGCTGTTTGCAGGTCGTTCATCGATGATGCAATGGCATCGGCAAACCAGCCCTCCGTCAAAATATCGGCATTTACATAACTTGATGCCAACATGAAAAAAGTAGCAGTGTTGTCCATTCGGCGCAGTTCCGTCCAACGGGCCCGCCACAAGTTGGCCGTGCGTAGTTTATTGCGGCATTCGGTCAGGTCTTCAGTCGCTTTTGTACGGCACCACTTGTCTTTCGCAGCGACATATTCGTGCATTGCCTGATTGTAGACCAGTCCTGTGCGAATTACCAACAATATCGCCTCCTTATCCATGTTTCCGAGTTCCTTCAAAATCCAATCGTCTTCGCCGATATGCGACGTGTCCGGCATGTCTGTCGTAAAAGAGCATCCACGGTAAAATACAGAGTTCCCATATTGCGCACGATAGCCGCGCACAGCTTTCAATAGGTTGGCAATCTTTGCCTCTTTGAAATATTTGGCTTCGTCGCCGAACACATAGACATAAGAAGAACCGGCCAACGTCGATGGGCGGTCAAGCGAACCGAACCGGATGTTCATGCCGGTAAAGAAAATTATCGTTCGTTTGTAGGAAACGAGCCTGTTGTAAGGTTTCCAAAAATGAGGCACCAACCACTCCGGCAGGTCGGCTGTTTCCTTGGCAGTGAATGTCGGCGGCTCCTTTTCGATAACGTAATGGATACCTTCTCGGAAGCCTTTGCGCTCCAGCCCCTCAAGTACGGCCGGCAGAATGTTGGCGGAAAGGTTACTGAAGGTGTCGGCCACCCATACGCAAGGGGCACCAGGCATATCATACATAACATCTATCAGTCGTTCCACCTGAATATCGGTAGTCTTCGCCGAGCCTCGGCCGAGAATGGCGAACAACCTGCGTGGAGCCACAAGCGAAGCCAACTGCGCGAACATGTTCTGATACTGCACAGTCGCCTGTTGCGTGCGTTCGGCATCAACCTTCTTCCTGTATGACATCGTTGATTATTTCTAAAATATCCGTGTCGATAATACCAGCCTCCATACGGAGGCGCTTCTTGATTTTGTCGGGCACCACCAACGAATCTATCTGCGCCGCCAATGCATCGCGGTTCGCCGGCGGCAGACCGATAGTTTCGGGAGAGAGCGACAGTAATCGGTATTGTTTCTGATACTGTTCAGGCGGCAATACCTGTGGTTCTTCTTGGTCAAGGCGTAGCACCTTCGCTTGTTGCATTAGCAGATTGCCCGCTATTTCGTAATCCTTTGGCGTTTTGGCCGCCGCCATCGTCAGGGCATAGAGCGTATCGAATCGTTCGGCAAACTTCGCTTGCAGGGCTTGTTTCGATACTTGTCGGTTTGCAAAAAACATCTCGACGGCCTCCGAATAGATATTGCTGGCCTTTTCGTAGGAAAACGAGAATGGCGGCCGGGTAAGGAAACGAATCGTATTTCGTTTTCCATATTGTCCGTCAAGCGAATATACCATAACAAGCAGGTCTATGTATAGTTGTTCGTTGTTCGACAGGTCACCGCGGCTCCCGCCGGCAATATAGTCCTGAATGCGTTGGAAGGCGCCTTCGTCCGCCGGCCCGCCAAAAATGTCGAGTTTCGATACCTGAAACGATTTGTCACGCATCAAATCGGAGAATTGTTTTGCCGCTGTCAAATTGCCTCCAATAGCCTCATGCATCAGCTGCATTTCGATTTGCGCCCGCTTTTGCAACCGCCCGCGTGCAAGAAGGAGGGATATCTCGCTGTCCGGATTCACAAATTCCAGATGAAACGCCTTTCTGTCCCAGCCGAAATATGTGGCAATATCGTTTTCAGACCATTCGAGGGCCCCGAAAGACAGTAACGCCTGACGGTCATCCTCAGTCAGTCCGATGGCGGATACATTCGTCGAAGAATTGGTAGATTCGTTCATCATTCAAAAACACATATTGTTCATGAAGGGCGTTTTCTGAAAAGTTACCGCTGCCGCATACTACGAAATGATGTTCGGCGGTTTTCATAAGAGTGACTTTCGAATGGTTCCACGCATAACCGATTGTCATGTTCCGAGTTCCGGCAAACGCCTGGAGTTGGTCGTTCACTTTCGGAACGCGGGTACGAATAGAGTCGGATATACAAATATGGATATGTTCGATAGCCCCTTTGTCGTACCATCTGGCAAGCGCAGCGAGAATACGTTCATTGATCGAATATGTCGAAAAAGTCAGTTGCCGTATCGTACCGAAGTATTTTATGACATACGTTATAAATGTAAAGGCATTGAACGAGTTTTGGGTCCACAGAAAAAACACCTCGCCATGCTCCGGCGCACGGCCGGCCAGTTGTTTGAGTGATGCCACCTTTTCGCAGTGCAGGCGTTCATATCGTCCAATGGCCGCTGCCGACGCGGTTTTGGCCGGCGGCATCTCCGGCGGCATAATATCAGTTATGCTGAATAGTGCCATATCCAGCCAGCATTTTGTCTATTGCGTTCAATTCCCGTTGTCTTGCGGCGAGCCGCGCCTCACGTGCCGGTAACAGGTGAGGCTGCAACCGTTCCGTCACCTGCTTACGCAGTCGCCAAATATCTTTTGCCAAATTTTCCCGACGGCGAAACAATTCCGGTAACGGTAGCTGCCGCAGTTCTGCCAGTCGGTTCAGCTCACCGAATATCGGATGTTTGCCGAGAAGTGTATGATGTTCTTTGTAGTAGGCAAATTCGGATATTATTTTCCGATTCTCGACATAATTTTCAATCAACTTTTTCGCGGTTTCATAACATTCGTCAAGGGTAACACACTCGAACAATAGTTCGTGTGCCGTCACATAATTGTGATAGGCAGTAATCTTATCAGCGGCGAGCACCTTTAATTCAGCCGGACAATCGGTATTTTGCAAAAACGGCCATTCCTTGCGAAACGAAAACTGCGACGCCAAGGGTGCCATTTTCGCCTTTTCTTCCGCCGGCAACAATGCCGACAGATTTCGCACCAACAACGGGCGATAACGTTCCGGTCGCAAACTAACCAACTGCATTAGAAACTTGTTCGGTGCGTAAATATTGAGGAGCCGAAGCCCTTCATGGACCTCGGCTCCCGCGTCTAACCACTGACGAATATCGTCCATCATTTGAGCAGCGTTTGTGTAACAAGGCCGCTGATGGCGGCAAAGCCTGTCGGCGAGGCAGTAATGAATTTGCGACGCAGTAAACCTTCCAGCACTACATTTTCGCAAGGATTGCCACGTAAAACAGGCATTACATAATTTCCGAACGAGAATCCGACCTGTACAGGACGTGTCGCATACCGCTGCATGTAGCCGCGGATAAACGCTTCCCCTTCGTCATCCGATGTCGCAAGGTATTCAACAAGGTTGGCCTTGTCGAACAGTATGGGGAGCCTATGGTCGTACTGCTCCTGGCCGGCCTTGTTCACATAGACGACAGGCACACACAGTTCTGTGAATTTAATGGGAGCACAAGGGAAGGCGTTTGCCGGAACGAATACGAATTGTTCGGCGACAGTCGCAGTTGCCAAACACTCCTCGATGGCTTCACGAACGGAATAATCTTCAGCCACCGACATGATAAGTATTTCCGTTGCCGGACAATGTTTTTGCCATATTTGCCGCAGGAGATCTTCCGTACCTGAATACGCGCAGACTACCAACTGCACGGTCGGTGTAGTCTCGATTGTTATCGGGTCAGCGACCGCCTCTTTTTCGACAACCTGTGTCTCTTGAGTAACGTTTTTTACTTTTCCCATAGCAATTCTTTTTAAGCACCTTCCTCGCTGTCAGAGGCTGTTGCCGGGTCTGCAATATCAGGTATAGCACCAGCATAATCGGCTGCAAGATACTTGCCGGCTATTTCCTGTTTCCATGTAAATTTCCGTTTCGTAGCCTCCTTATTGTTGGTGGATTCGAGAGTCAGATAGAGAGGATTGCACTTCGAGCCGATAAGTTGCACACGGCCTTCGGTGGAACCATCGCACTCTTTCACCAGAATAACAACACCTTTGTTCAGGTACGCTTCCGTATGATTTTTTATATCGACGCTGTTACCCGGGTGTTCATAGGCTATGCCTTGCATAATACCTCGTGCGTCCGCATCACCTGAAGTTTCCTCGGTAACTTCAATCGTGGATGTCGTAGCATATATGCTCACTGCTTTGGCACCCTCGTTCAGTGTAAGGTCACCTTTGGCAACCACATTGCCGACCTCTCGAGTAGGTTCGGACTTGATGTCCTCGGCGTCAATAATGATAATTTCCGAGGATTTGGCGGTGGCGCATCCTGCGCCATCGCCATTTTTCTTAACAGATACTTTTATGTAAGCCATATCGGTAATTTATTATCAGGCTGTTTCGCCTGTGTCGAGATTGCTCTGCGTCTCTTCTTCCTCAGAATCGTCGTCGGTCGATGTTCCACCATACGTCCATTTGGATTCGGCAGTTCCGACTGCCGGGGTATCGAGAATGACAGCGGCCGACGGATCATAGCCGTCCGGTACCGCGGCAAATACGGCTTCGCCGATTTTGAAACCGACAGACAACGAATATTCGCCGAATATCTTCACGTCATAATTCTGCTCCTCGATTTTGTTGATACAGCGGTCGGCCTTGCTGTAATCGACCAGTTCGACGAAGTTCTCCTTAGAAGTGGCGAACAGAATAGGAGAATTGTACATGCTTTCGAGCGGGACGAACGAGAACTTCGTGAAACGGACTGCCGTGCCGATATTCTCACCCGTGTACTTACCGTTTACTGCGAAATCCGCTCGTTGGTAACGGGTAAGGAACTGCGGCGAACAGTGTATGGTGAGATTGCCGACGAAAAAGTCGGCGATGGCATCGACGAATCCATCTACATATTTGAGCAGCGCGGCGTCCTCCATCGCAAACGGATCAGCAGCAGCCTTGTAGTGATTGATGTTGTATTTCCCGCTCTTCTTGTCCTCGACCAGAATCGTTTCGTAACCGTCCATCGACTTTGCGGCGGGACGGCCGGCATCGCCGTCTTTCACTTCAGCTGAAGCAGCCTCGTATTTCCCCTTGCCTATCATGGAGCGGGTGATGTCATCGAGTACTTTAGGCAGAATATGATTCTCGATGATGTATTTTGTGATAGGCATCTCCTGCATCGTCTTGCCCTGCTCGTAGAGGAACATCAGCCAGCTTTCGAGAATAGAGGCAGGACTGATCGCGACGTTGATTTTATGTCGGCGGTACGGGATACGTATCGGCGTGAACTTCATGCCGCCCTTCGGCGTCCATTTGGCTGTGAATTCCTGCGAAACCTCGGAAATGATGGCGTCCGAAGCTATGTAATCGGTATTCGACTGAACGCGCGTCATGTGCTTTGCGTCGGGGAAGCCCATGTACAGGCGTTTTGTGATAAGTTCGAGCCGGACGTTGGGTGGCATCGTGATGTCGAATTCCTGTTTCAATTCCGAGACATCTATCTGACCCGATTCCAGCGCCGCGAAAGTTTCGGCACGGCCGGAACGAAGAATAGACGATATGACAACATTATGTTTTGCTGCCATATTCAGTTTTACACCGCCGGCAGGTGTCCCGCCAACCGGCACAACCTGCGGCTTCGGTTCGGGTTCCGCCGCAAGTTGCGCAATCGTGTCCTGCAAAGCTGCAATAGTTTCTCGGTACTCCGTAGTCTGTGCGTTTACCATATGCTCGACCGCGGCATCGAAGAGTTCCTGATTGTCCTCCAGGCTTTCCGGTTTGGCGAACGACATGGCTGAAAGTTTCTCGAAAAACTTATCACCATAACGTGCCTTGACTGTATCTGCCTCCGAGGCGGTCAAGACGATTTTGCCGTCAGCGTCGAACGATAAATCTTCTTCCTTGCCCAGCAGAGATGCCACCAGTCGCAACATCTTGTTCGAATTAAGGATTTTTTTGATACTCATACGTTTTAATTTAATTGAAATGTGCGCGGATAAAAACGTTTTGGATAGTGTTCTCAAGCGTCAGTATGTCATCGACAAGCCCGACGTCTATTGCCTGTTGCGAGAGGAAGGTGCCACCGGTCAGCACTCCATCGGCGTCGGCGTGTAATCTGTGCCGGCCTTTTTTGACAGCCTCATGGAATGCCGTTACGAACGGCGACAGTTCTTCCTGTGCCAATTCATAATCTCCCTGTAAAGCCTTTCGATAAGAAAGATTCTTATCCGGCGACTCTTTTGCATAAATGGTGATGATACGACTGCCATCGGCACAATTGCTGTCATCGACGAACTGCACCATAGCACCGATGGAGCCGAAAACAGATAGAGAATTATCGGCAAAAACAGCATCGCATTGCGAGGCTACCCAATAAGCGGCCGAGGCACACAGGTCGCAGTGCGCGACAATCGGTTTACCAGCTGCTTGCACTTTGCGAATGGCTTCGACGATAAATGGTATGGCATTACAGTTACCACCACCCGAATCTATGTCGAGCACTATCCCTATGGTATTGTTATTGCCGGCTGCTTCCGAAATAGCCTCTGCAATAGAGATTGCCCCAATAGTTCCGCAACTGTCGTATTTAGTAATTGTACCTACAATCGGAATGACGGTAACCACCTCATTATCATTATCAGGTTCCGCATCGAACAACATACCGTCGCTACTTTCCGCATACGAAGCCACAGTAAACTCCGGCATATCGAGTGTGACAGGGAGGCGCTCCAAAAAATTCAATGCCGCAGGCAACATGCTCTCGGCATCGTGAAGCAACCATTGCCCTCGACGAATATCGAAGGCAAGCTGCAAATTATTTCTGCTGTTTGATATGCGGTTCATACCGTTCTTTTCCACAAAGAAAAGAGGGACGGGCAGATAAGACAAGGACAGAGCCGGGTTACCGTCTTTGAGGTGTCTTATACTGACAGCTTATTACGAGCGTATTCGCATGCGCCGTATCCAAGCGTACCGGCAGGTCAGAAGTACCGAGTGCGAGCATGTGAGGCTCTCTGCATTTGCATATTGAAGCGGCGGGAAACTCGTCGAAATATATGCGCAACGACAAATTGTCGTGCAATAAAGGTATTGGCCGCAACAGCGTCGCCTCTAATTCATAGGTGTACAGCACTCCGGAATCGTCACGAGACGATTCAATTTTCAAGGTAGCTTTTCCCCGGACGATATCGAAACGCTGCCATGTGGCCGCCGCATTGTCGAGTGATTTGGCATAAATTTCTGCAATGACCTTTATCATAGTTCAAAACGGATATAGGATTACGGTTTTTTACTGTTTTTTTCAAGGCCTGAAGTGTCCAGCACTTCATCTAAATAATATGCACGGCGCCGCAATTTTCGTGTGATGGCGGCTATCTCTTCCCGTTGTCGCCGATACATACGTTTTGAAAGAGCATCGAAGTAATCATCGGATACTAGTCGTCGCGATACGATAAATGCCTGAATGATGTCGGCTTTCGAGAATTTCGCACCCTGACCGCGACGGTAATAGCCGGTAAAATCGAGATCGAAATAAGCGGCTAACGCTTGGTTGAGTTGTACCATATCCGCCGACGAGTAGTATAGGAATTTATTCTCAAGACTTTGCGTTGCGCGGCAGAGCGGAAGTTGCAATGTAACGATATTGTCGCCGGAGCCTGGTTCCGGCGGCCGGGACATTTCCCGGCAATGTGCAATGATAAGTTTTCCCAATCCATGTTCGGATGTTACCTTCAATGCGCCGCCGGCCGATGGCGGGAACAGATAACGCAGGTAATCGGCGAGCATCGCGTTATCTATTTTCAGTTGTACTTCCATAGTTATTGAAATTTCCATTGTAATTGTGGTTCATGCCGATGGCGGATTGAATCCGGCGTCAACCGCACAGCAGTGTCGTCCGTAGACAATTCGATCATGCAGAATCCAGCACGATTGTCAAATACCCCATGGTCGGCAAGACATTGTACTATTGCAACAAACCGCTCGCAATCATGGGCGATAGTATCTATTCGTACCCATTCTCCTGCGCGGCGACGCAAAAGCTGTGGCACCAAACGGGTATAGTATGACTTCAGCTCATCTTCAGGAATTTCATCGTATTTCATTTTAGGATATGTTTTTTCCGCACTACATCAACTACATTAACTACATTATGATTATCAACTCATTAACTATTACGTAATTGTAGTTTGTAGTTAAGATTGTAGTTCTACCGCAGAAAATGTAGTTAGATGTAGTTGCGTGTAGAATAATTAGCGAGCCATATAATCACATTATTTCAATGATTATCATTATATTGTAAAATTGTAGTTAATGTAGTTAATGTAGTTAGCCATTTCAGGAACTCTCGCCGTTAGCATCTATGAATGCACCGATATTGTCCGTCGGCATATCGCCCGCCGATTTGAAAGTGTCAGTAGTTTGGGCTACACAAGCAGGGCAAAGCCAAATGTCTGCGGTATCCTGTTGCCAGCCAGTTTCACATTGGAGGCATCCTGAGTGACCGCAACTCGCACAGGTCGTCAGTGCAGAGTGGCAGATACCGCAAACCTCTTCGTAAGTTTTGGCAAAAATGTCCGGTTTGCACGGGTAGAATTCTCCATTCACACCTCTCAGCACATAATCGCCGACAGATGCACGCATGAGGCCGTCGAGTGTTTGAATGCCGATATAGTGTTGTTCGCAACCGCCGGCCTCTCCGTTCTTATGGTAGGCTTTTCCTGTTGCGAATGCTAAAACTTCGGCTGTATTGCCGCCATCCCACTGTATCGCTTCGATTACAATGGGCTTCTTTTTGAAAAATTTAGTCGCCATAGTCGTAATTTAAAATTCTACAATCATTGACGGGAAAGGTGCAGAGTTCTTGCAGTTCCCGAACTTCAACCGTCCTTTTATGAAAGTGATTTTAGCTTGACGATAAATAAAATCGTGAAACCATTTTGTATCCGTTCGCGCAGGTATTAGCATCACTACCTTGGTGTTGGGTTTGCGCGATTCTTCAGCGCATTTTCTTACCCATGAATAAAGCATGCGCCCATAAGGTGGATTACAAAATACCGTGTGTCCAGTCCAATCTTGACGTAATCCGTCTTGCACAGGAGTGAAATACATTGTACATTTTGCATTTTCCGGTAAAGCGCACGGATCCAATGTAAAATGATACTCATCATTCAATTTGTCGAATAACGCTTGTGGCGTACTCCAAATGTTTGATGTTGATGAAAATAAAACCTTGTCCATCTCAACGTAGGGCTGTATCAATAAATACTTAAGAATGCTTTCAATCCTTGATAATCTCCGGATTTTCGAGCAGCTCTTTGAACCGGCGATCACGTGCTGCCTTTGTTTCGAAGTTTTCCAACGTTACCCAATTCAGATTACCCAATTCGCCTGTTGGTCGTAGCGTCTTGATACGCGGCTTTGGCTGGTCATCCGTTCGGATAATTGTGAAACCTGCCCGCAATACTTTCTTTTGTGAATTGTAGTCCATAATTGTCTGTTTTTATTCGCCACATGTTTTGTTGCCGCAAAGCGGACAACGTATGCAACTCGTTTCGGTAGTTTCTACTTCGATTTCTGTCCCGCATACGGGACATGTTACTGTCGTTTTCATAATCTGCTTGGCATTTCTATTTCTGGTTCGCGTATGTAAAGATTTTCTGCTATACAATCGATTTCTATTATATCTTCGGCAATTATTTCGGTAATCAACTTCCCCAACCGTTGCCGGTCACATTTATCACTCACACTGTCATATATCCTCCTGTCGTCAAATCTGGCATAAACCGGCAGAGTTCCATGACGAATGTTACGTTCCTCAATTTCGCGTATCACGTTGATGATATCGTGTTTTATCTCTGCAATCCCATTCATCAGAGCGGTGTGTCGTCTTCGTTATAAATCGGATTAATGTCAATATCTATATTATAGTTCTCACGAATAGCATTATAATCGAATATCATGGCCGTCGTCACTTTACTTCGCGCCCTGTCATCGTCCGGTGTATAGCCTTGGGCGTTCTCGATTACCTTGAAACGCATCGAGCGGCACGTCCCTAAAAACTCCTGAGAATGTTCGAGGTAGTATTTGAGGGTTTCTTTCGGAATGATCTTGCCATTAGAATCCCGTCCTTCTTTCGCATAGAGTTGCGCAATACGACTGAAGTTAATGTATAAGTATAGTTTCGTTGGGTCGAGTTCGATTGGATTGCCCGATTCGCATATACGCATCGGCCGACCATTACCCGTCCCCATTTTGATGTGATAATCCACTTTCATCCATATCTTGGATGACGAGACGAGCACATCGACCGTTTCCCAAAAACCGGACAGTTCGTTATTCTGTTTTGTTTTATTGTTTTGCTCTACGCAGAGCCTCGCAGCTAAGTCTAACAGTTCTGCATAACTGAACGGTACATCGACGTATTTTTCAATACTGCCGTATGCAGCTAATATGGTAGCCCAATTTTTCAATGTACGGTCTTCGATGCCGTTTTTCCGAATTTTATCGGATAATTGCGACACGGCATCATCCCACGCCATGCGAAAGTTTCCCTGAAATTTTTTTCGCAGTGTGAGCAACTCTCCGGTCAGGTGTGTAAGGCCTCGCTTTTCTATCAGTTTCAAGTCCTCGTAATTATGTTTTTCTGCATCGGAGAACTCACACTTTGAGAATGTCAGAAACAGTAATCGCGAAAAGAGAGCAATATCTGCCGTCGGCATCTCCTGTCCGGACAGCACCACGCCGCAATCGACGGCTGTCGTTTCCCGCTTCTTATCATTGTCCATGTTCATGCGTGAACGTCCGGCGCCGTCCCACAATCCTTTCAGGAACTCCCGCTTCTCAAGGTCGAGAGAGTTTTTATATTCGTCCAAATGAACGACAGCATTGGATACTTCGGCCACGGCTTCAGCCAATGCCGCTTTCGTCGTATTGTTGATGTTCGGAGCAATATTATTCGGAATAAAAAATGATGTAAGCGAATGTCCGAGCTCTGATTTGCCTGTACCTTTTGGGCCAAACAGGTTTAATATAGGGAATGATGTTGTGACACTTGTCACGATATCTCGGAACAACGTTGCAAAGAGGAAGCAGATAGCTATCTTGGCATTGTCACCGAAAACCGTAATCAATTTTTCGGCATATTCCCGAAAAGTGATATCATTCGTTGTTGCGTATATGAAGCGCCGTTGTTGCTGATATCCTTGCGTGTCGTCACGGGTATCCAAGGAACAGCCAGGAAGGTAGAATTTCTGTCCGCGCATATTGACGATTCCAAACTCATCGGCCTTTTCAAAATGGCCGTCGTCAAGACCACCATTGCCCCATGCGTAAAATTGGTAACGCTTTTGCCAGCCGAGTTGTTTGATTTCATCGGCCGACGGCGTGTCGTCGTACAGATACTTCTTCAGTAGTGTCAATTCGTTTGGGCCGGCTTCCCAAACGTAGTTACCTTTTGTTTCAGTCCGTGTTTTGAAGTCAGTGAACGATACCAACTCACTTTGTGCGAACTTAATGACCGCTTCCTGTTGTTTCGCGTTGCGCATCAAAAATATCCGTCGTGCATTTCTCTCGTCGCGAATATGAACTATCGGAAGTAGTATGAAATTTGACCAACGTTTTGCGCCGTTCTGTGTCGTCGTTCCGAAATAACAGTTGTCTTTTATGTAAAAACCGTATTCGGCCGACATATCCTCAAAGTGCTCGTTATTTTCCTTCAGCCTCTTTTTGTCAAAAGCGTTCCGAGCCTTATGATACTCTTGTATCCATATTTTACCGTTCTTGTATTTTTTCTTGAATGTTTCAAGATACATATCTATGGCCGTCTGATCTGCGCAATAGGCCATCAGTTGGCACACCTCGCTGATAACGGACGCTATCTCGGTTTGTGATTGCAAACCGTCCATCTTTTGCTGGCAAATCCACGGTATATAATCGTAAGTGTAACGTGTCAGGCATTCGTCGTATTCAAGTGAATGTGTCCGGAAATATTCGTCCGGATCTTTGCCTTCAGGCAGCTCCATCACTCGAACACTTAGTCCGGACTTGAGCAATGCCAGCCCGTTTTTGACAACGGCATTCACACCGGCATCGTCCGTATCGCCGATAATAATTATCGTCTTAGCCAGATTTTTCAGTAGCCCAATCTGCGCCTCTGTCAATGCGGTTCCCAGAGGAGCGACGGCATTGGGAACCCCGATTTCATGAAGTCTCACAACGTCCGGATTTCCCTCGACGAGTACCGCCGTGCTTGTTGTCGTGATTTGGCGTTGCGCATGGAAAATGCCGAACAGATTTTTCCCTTTCGTAAATAGTGGCGTTTCTCCGGTATTTAGATATTTCGGTAGGGTTGTTTTTCCGCCGATATAACGGCCGGAGAAAGCGATGATATTTCCTGTTCTGCTATATATCGGAAAAATGATTCTGTGACGGAATGTATCATATAGTGAACCGTCACTTTCACTACGCTTGACCAGTCCTGCTTCGAGTAAAATATCAGTCTTGTAACCTTTCTCGGAAAGGAACCGGAACAACCCGCCTGTTTCCGGAGCATAGCCTATCCCGAACAATTTGATAGTGTTGTCGCGCCACCGGCTGCGAGCATACTTCTGAGCCGGCTCAGACTTTGCGTAACATCCATGAAAGTAATCAAGGGCTACCTTATTTACCTCGAACAATACGGAACGATGATATTGCGCTTCGCGTTCCTCTGGTGTCAGTTCCCGTTTCTCATACTGAATGTGCAGTTTGTCGGCCAAGTATTCGAGCGCCTCGTAGTAACGCATATTTTTCAGCTTCATGATGAAGCTAATGGCGTTGCCTGTCTCTGCACAGGCGCCGAAACAAGTATATATATTCCGGGTCGGAGAGACCTTGAACGACGGGGTTTTCTCTGAATGGAAAGGGCAACAGCATTCGTAATTACCACCTTTTTGAGTGAGGTGTATGCCCTCGGCCTCGATTATGGATACGATGTCATGTTCAAGTATTTGTTGTTTAACGAAGTCCGGTATCAT